CATGTATTTTATTCACATCAGCGTCTACAGTTCTCATTTCATTGTGGATTTTAGTCTCTATCCACCGTTCTTTGAGTGCAGATATCAATCCTAGCACCAAAAAAGAGATAGGAAAACGTTGTTTTTTCGCCCATCTCTCTGCTTTAGCATACCAAGGATCAGTTCCTTTACCAAATTGTTTTTCGAATTCTATCATCTTCTTCTCCTCCTTCTCTTCTTATACTCACCTAGTCCTAATATTCTCATAGGTGGTCTCACAATGAAGTGTTCTACGGTAAAGATTCCAAACATCACCAATAGGAAACTTGTCAGTCCAAGGAGGACTATAGGTTCTAATATTTTTTCTACCGTCTTGTTCATACTCTTACAATAATGTCACCGTCTCCTTCATCATCATCCTCATCGTCTTCTTCTTCGATCAGTTCTTCTATACGTGACTGTAAGGATTCATGTAATGGATCTTTTACTGGTGGGATCTGTGAGAAACTTGCTACCATCAACTCATCACCATTCTGTACATCTGTCATCTCAGGGTGCACCTTAGTGGGTGTGTAGGTCTCCATAACCTTTCCATAACTCTGATCAAATGCTCTATACCCCTGCCACATTAACTTAAATGCGTTATACAGTAGGAATAAAAACGCAATACCAAATAGATAACTCAATACAATCTGCTCCCAACCTTAGGAATTTTTGTTAGTCCTTCTCTTATATATGGTAGAACTTCATCCTTGACTTGTTCTGTAACTTTATCAACTATACTTATATCAATGTCGGCAAAAGGTGGGATGATACCAAGCAACCTTAAAAGACCATCAACAAATAATGCAAGTGCTGTGAATCCTAGAATCATAGAGATAACAGTAGCGTCTCTGTTATGTTTACGCATTGATTCTTCATCAATTGCTCTTGCTTCAGCAACTGCTTTTTCTACTGCTTGTGCGATTAAGTCATCTACCTCTTTCTTGGTGTAGAACGTACCTATCACTGGGAAATCGTGTCTGTCCATAATGTTATTTAGAGCATAGCATAAAAAAAGACCCCTGTAAAGGGGTCTCCGTGTGTGTATCGTGATGAACGATTTACATTAGGTTGTCAACAAGAACTCTTCTGTAGTATCTGTTCTTGTTAGGATCAAGATCTCCACCGCCTTGGTCAGTGCCTTCCGCAAATGGGTTAGCAACCATACCGTAACGAGTCTTAAAGCCAATTTTTGGTTGGAATGTATCCTGACCAACGGCTCTGACCATTTGGAGTGGAACGTAAGGACAGTAGAACAGTCCTGCGTCGTATGCAGATGAACCTTTGTATCCTGCAACGTAGAAGTGTCTGTCACTTACGTTTGCTGAATAAGGATCAACGTATACCTTGATTCTTCCGTTTAATGTACCAGCTAATGTGCTGCTATTATCATCAGGAAGTAAGTTTGAGTTACCAGCTAGAGCAGGAGTGTAGTCAAGTACACCAGCCATTGATAGAGCAGATGCAACGTCAGCAGAGCAAATTAAGATGTTGCCCTTTCCACGTCTTGTCTCGTGCCCGATAGCGTTCATGTCTCTTTCTATCTGGAATAGAAGACCTTTAAACTTCTCAACTGACCATCTACCGTTGGAGTCAACGTCTAGGTCAAAGACACCTGCAGTTGCTGTGTTGTTCTGTGCACCAGGTCTTGCGACTTTGTATACAGATCTTACAACTTCACGGTTGATTTCAGCAAGTACTTCTGTTGAGAGGATATTTGCTAGTTCAGACTCAGCGTCTAAACCGTGAACTGCCTTAAGGTCTTGTGCTAGTTCTAAACTGTACTCAGCCTTGAGTGCTCTGGACTTAGCAGTCACAGTAACTTTCTCAATACTGAAGTTCATTTCAGCAAACTGGTTACCAGATGCATCACCTAATGCTTCAGCTTCTGCTGTAGGCATTCCGTCTGATGTATTGTATGTACCAGATGCGTTTAGAAGTCCTGGGTTAGATCCAGACTGTGCTGTTCTTCCTAGGTCGCTAGCTGCGTTCTCTGCTGAGAACTCGGAATCTGCTTCGTTAAAGAACGCTTCAGTTCCTGCTGTACGGTTAGTACCGTAACGTGATCTCATTGCGAAGATAAGTCCAGTAGGACCTGTCATTGGTTGTACACCTGCAATGTCATAAGCAATAAGCTTAGGCATTGATCTTCTGATTAATGAGATTAAAACTGGGTCAAAACCTGCTACAGGACCAGTTGCAGTAGATGAACCACTGAAACCTGCTGTACCTGCAGACATTGTTGGTGATGCTTCATTAAGCACACCTGCTTCTTCCCTTAAAAATCTTTCTTGGTTTTCTAACAGGACAGAGGTAACTGCCTTTCTATATCCGTCTTTGATATCATCTATCTCAGAGTGATCTAAAATGGGTTTCCACTTTTCCTGCAATGATTCTGAATTAAACATTGCTTGTTTTAAAAAAAGTTAATTGATTACAAATTCTCACGTATTAGTTGCCCCAACGTGATAATGCATTTACGTAGTGAGACATTGCGTCACCAGTAGCACCATTATCTCCCTCAATTGTGACTTCATCGGATTTCTCCTCAGCAGCCGCAGGTTTGGTAGAGAAATAAGACTCTTTAAGAGTGTTTATTTTCTCACGATAAGCATCTTCATTCTCGAACTCAACAGCTTCTGCAAGAGATTGTAACTTTTCCTTCTGTGCGAGGGAAAGTCCTCCGCTTAGCTCGTTCACGATCCCATTCTTGATATAGTTGCCGACCTCGTTAGATAGTCCGACATTCTCTTCGATTTGTTCGTTGAGTTTAGTTTCCATAGTATCGAGTTGCTTAGTCATTTCGTCAACTAAGTCAACTTTTTCGTCGGGAAGATCAATGAAATTCTCGACAAAAACCTGTTTGAGTCCAGACATGACAGATTCTGCCATCTCAGTCTTAATTCCGTGCTCGATTGCGAGTTCGTTATTCTTAACCCACTGCTCTACGTGGTACTTAAGAGTCTCGTCAACCTTTTCTGCAAGCTCGGTCTTAATAGTCTCGACTTCTTCGTCTAGGACTTTTGCATAATCAGTATGCATACGTTCTAGTTCTTCGTTTATTTTGGAGATAACTGCTGCTTCGAAAATTGTTTTCGCTTTCTCCTTAAACTCTTCAGAAAGATCTTCTCCTTCAGTAAGAGCAGCAACATCAGATGATAAATCGATTTCGATTGTTTCTGTTGTATCATCTTCGGCAATAACTTCACCTTCAGGTTCGTGACCTGCCTTTACATCACCTGCAGTGCTAAACTCTGCCTTCTGTGCTGATGCATCAGATGGTTTTGTTTGTGGAGGTGTTGCTGTTGGTCCGCCACCAGTCTTGTACTTATTGGATTCGTCGTCTGGTTTAGAATTAAATGGAGTAGGTCCACCTAAATCCTGTACACCTTGACCAGGAGTTCCAGTTTCAGATTTTGGCATTGCATCGCCAGGTTTCGCATTCTTAGTGACTGCGTTTTCATCAAGATTGTCTTTTTCCTTAGACATGTTGTCTCCTCGAATATACAAATAAGGTTATTGCTATAGTTATTTAGACATTATAGACTTTTTAAGAACGCATCAAATGCGGAAACGTTCCTTTCTGCAAGTTGACTACGTGATGCAGAGTTAATTCTGTCTTTGATTGTCTCCAATCTTTGCTCAGAAACACCGCTACCACTCCAAATCCATTCTTTCCCTTCCATGATTCCATTTACGAAAGCATCAGGTGCTGATGGATCTGCAACGATATCTGCTGCAGTTGCTAGTATAAAGTCATCGCAAACAACTTTACAACCGTTTTGTTCTTTGATAGAACCTAGGCCACGTGATGAGACTCCTAGTTTGATGCCTTCATCAAGTAGTTCTCTCGTAACACGACCCATAGGAGTGTCAAGAATCCGTGCTTTACCCACGAAATTATTTCCACTTTCTTTAAGGGATGTGATAAGGTGTGATACCCTGTCCAAGTTAATTGTTGGACCTTCTGGATGACCTAACTCACCCATTGCACGACCTTTTTGTATGTAATTTTCGTTGTACTTCTGTACTTCTCTACCTAGAGTTTCCAGTGGATACATACGTCCATTACGATTTTTGATCGCACCTTGTAGGAATACACCTTCGATATAAGTTCTTTTCTTAGAACCTTTACCCTCGGTGATTACCTTAGTATCATCAATTTGTTCCGTTATCAGTAGCATCAGGTGTTACCTCAGTTTCAGCAGTTGTTGTTTCCGCACTATCTTCAGGCTCAACTTCAGTCTCAGCAGGAGTAGGTGGTGTAAACATTTTAGATCCAACGTCTTGTTTCATTGCATCTATACTGTCCACAGCAAGTTCTTTCATGCGAGAATCAACGTAATCGCTCAGGTCTTTCTGACCTGCGAATACGGAATTAACAATATCAAGTGAGTGTTGTGAAGGCATAATTTAGTTCTCTATACTTATTATTTAGATATCTCCCTTTTTATAATCCTTAGGATCCATAGTTGGCTCCTCTTCTACTGGTTCTGGTTCGGGAGGCATCGCTGCCATTTCCAGTTGTTGTTTCTCTAACTGAGCAAGCTCCGCAGGAGGTACAACCATACCAGACTTGATCTCATTCGCCATTTGTTCGTCTATTTCACCGAACTCAGCATCAGTTTGCTTAAGTATATAGCGACGCATATACTCTAAACTGAAGTACTTACCGACAAAAGGATCCATCTGTTGCATAAGACCCATCCTCTCATTCATTACTTCCTTCTCTTTCATTTCAGAGAAATAGTTGTCAGCAATGAAACTATATTGGATGTGCTCTTTAAACTCATCCCACTCATCGATACTTATAACACCCTTCAGTATTAACTGTGTCTTGAGTAGATCATTAAAGAGATCAGTAAACTTCTTACGCAGTCTAACGATAAACTTTTGGAACTTAACTTCGTCCCTAGTTATCTCTGCACTACGTCCAATGTTAAATGAGGATTCAGATTCTAATCTGGACTCAGGTACATTGAGTGAACGGTATAATTTCTTTTGGAAATACTTTACGTCCTCTAGTTCACCTAGATTCTGTCCGCCAGGTAGAGTTGTTATTTCAGTTCCTCTACCACCTTCACGTCTAGGTAACCAGAAGTCTTCTAGCATAGACATGAATTTCTTGTCGTCTCTTATCTCACCAGTGTCAGCATTATATACTAACTTGTTTCTATAGCGGGACATAACCTCACGGAGGTATTGTTCTGCTTTTTGCTTAGGAAGATTACCTACATCGATGTAGAATATTCTCCTTTCTGGTGCACGAGACAATCTATATATAACCAAACTGTCCTCAATCATTCTAAGTTGATTAAGTGCTTTGATTGCTTTGTGTAGATGAGAAAGAACATAGTTCCTCTGCATATCCATTTGTCCTGAGTGGACATATGTGATTGCGTCAGGTGCAATTCTTACTCCGTTGTTCTCATATCCCTTAAGTCCTTTGGGTGAGTAGATGTAATACTCAATTGACTTAGGTACTAAAGTTGATACTTCTGGATCTATGACTGCTTGTCTATCCTTAGGTTTATCAAACTCTATAACTTTTTTAATTTTACGAGGGTCAATGTATCTTAATTCTGTAATCCCTTCCGCAGGATCATCTACATTGATCATCTTATGATAGAATAATCTACCATCGATGTACCATCTTCTGAATATATCATACGCTTTCCTGTCAAAATCTAATAGAACTAAGACGTTTTCGAACTCTTGTCGTATAACATTCTTTAGATTCTGAGAAACTTTTAGGTTTTGTAGATCTATATCTACAGGGTGATCATTAAGATCTCCTGCTATTGCTTCGTTTACTACGTCGTTGATTGCAGAGTCTGCTTCTGGATGAAGAGACATTTCCCTATAACGACCAATAAGATCAGCTTCGCTTGCTTTATTAGCAGCGTCACCCATCTCTACATACTGACCAAAATAACCACCTGCAACTATCGGACTCGCAGCATCTTCTGATTCCTTACGAACAAAAGAAGGCTCGGTACTTTTCGTACCCTTAGCCTTCTTTCTATCTAACGAATAACCAAATAATTGAGACATCAAATATTCCCGTGTTTACTGTATCATAACATATTTATCAAGTTTTAACAATGCTAGTCTGTGTTAGCAGTGTTGCTCATGTTCACTGGTGTCCAGTATTGTACTTGGAA